GGCGAAATTATGGACGGCCGCTGTCAGGGACAACGACCGAACCCACGCACCGGATAAATTCGGAAAGCGCGGACGCCTTGGGCCCCCGAAGTTCAGGAGCCCTCCCATCCAGGTAGCCCTTCGGCAATCTGGACTTGGTAGTGTGATACCTCGGTTTTAACGTACGAGGTAAATACTTCGCATTGACCACACCCTCACCTGAGGGGCACATGTCTTCCGTTTTAGGGAAGGGATAGCGGTGGTCTTTATGGGCTTTCTCTAGCCTTCGAAGCGTATCACTACCAATGGGTCCCGTTACGTAACCAGCGCAGGCAAGTGGCATGAGGAAGAATTCATCCCCCAGAGTCACGTATTCCTGACGCGGTACGAGTTTCTTATAACGGGCCTCAACCCCAGGTGTAAGGAATCCAGCCGTTGGCTGCTCCCACTCGGGGACGTAGTAGGGATTGTCGAGCAGGGTAAAAAGATACCTGCAGGTGTCAAGGAGAAGAACATCAACCTTGGCACTCCACTCGACAACTTTGTTGAGAGCGACGTAGACATCAGCATCGCACTCTAACGACTCGATGTAGAAAGGGGTACAATCCTCACCACACCAAAAATCGCCACCGCACGACTCGCGGAACAATCCCTGGAAGTAAGACTTGTCGTGATTAACCGACAGTCCGCTGGCCTCTAGTAGTTGGGTTAGCCCGGCGTATTCCTCAGACGGGACAATGATATCGTCCCCGAAGACACACGTCTTGCGCCAATCTATCCAGAGGGTAGGTGAGCCCGGGCTCTGACAACGGAAACCGTAAATCAGAGCGACGATGAGTAGTGTCATCATGGGAAAGGTGAAGCCATTACCCATGGTACTCATCATATTCAAGGCTAACCATTCACCGTTGGGCAAGAGCGTTTCCGCCGTCCGAAGACGGAAGAGTAGCTCGAACCACTCCGGTGGGAACAGCAATCGTACTAGCTCTGGCTTTATCCTATCGCTTGCAGACGACAGATCGATGGTACAAAAAGAACCATCTCTCGAGCCGACACAGGCCATGGCCTGATTCTTGGGCTGTTGGTTTCGGATATCCAGGCCGATGCATCGCAGGACATTTTCTAAAATACGTCCTGCTGCAAGCTGGAGACACATGTTCCCCAGCGGCTGCTTCGAAATAGTACGATCCTTCTCAACGTTTTTCTTAACGGTTAGGAGCTCGCAACCGCGCACGACCCTACAGCCCTCACCCTGTACACTATCCCTAGCGTACAAATACGGATGATTTCTGCGAAGTCGCCTAACATCGGCGGCTGCTGACGACGTT